AAGGTTCTTGCTCATGGAGATTGATTCGTGGTACCAATTTCCTCTCCCTCCGAATTTACGGTCCAGGTACTTAAGCGCTTCCGCAATGAATTCAGAGCGGAGGGTGTCTTTGTAGCTGAGGACAGCCTCAGTGAGGTTCTCAATGAGTTTGTTCTTTAGACCATAGAGGAGGTTGGGTTCGCGTCGGTAGGTGCCGTCAGGCAGGCGGACCGTCGTTACTTCCTGGGGAAACGCGTAGTGCGAGAGCAGGCGCTTCGCAGCATAGCGGGTGGTAGCGCGTGGAATCGAATCAGTGGCTCCTTTGTAGTCACCGGAAACCCAGCCGTGTTCGTCCTCGAGGAGGAGGAGGGCAATGGGATCAACAGGGAGGAGATCGTTCATCACTTTCATCATTTCAGTCACGGACTTCCCGTGGGTGAGGTGGAAGACCTTGGTTCTCTGGAGCCGCTGCCAGATGTCCTTCTGAATGCCCGAACCGTAGTATTGTAAGACGGCGTCGGACACAGTGATGACACGGAGCTTGAGTGGCTCTTTGAGTCCAATAACTTCAGCGAGGGGAGGCTGCTTGGAGCCCAGGACTCGGACGATTTCGGGCTTGAACGATTGTTCAAAATTGAATTCGTCTTGGTCAAGGGTCGTGAGAACCTCACCATCCGGAGTAATCGAGAAAGTATCACGCATCGGAGCCACGTTGATGTGGCGATGGTGTGCTTCGTATCGAATCCCCTCGGAGGCGCGGAGTCGATCATAGGTGACGAGATCTTCAAAAGATGCCTCGACTTCTTTCTGTGAGGGAAGTTCGCCAGATCTGGTCGAGAGCCGGTTCTTAAGCCGGGACCAGGGGACGACCTCATAGTTGTCAGTGGGGGTCTTGAAGAAACTGTCAATGACCTTGGACAAGATCCAAGCCATAGTCGGATCGAGCGTATCGCCGAGAGGCGACACATTTGAAAGACTGTGGTGGTGACTGATAATTTCACTCGTTACGAAATCAAATCCAACTTGGGGGGTTGCATCCTTCACGCGAAGGAGACGAGTAGCAATCAAGAGGGCGCGTTTGGATGGCGCCAATGACTGAGATCGTCCCCGCTTGCGGGAGAGCTCACCAAGATGTGTTAGAAGTCGCTGAAGAGAGGGACACGCGCGTCGATTAGACCTGGGAAAGAGGGCCTGGAGACAGCGCGTGGCCGTGTTGATGTGGACAGAAAGGGTGTCGGGTCGCTTGGGCAACTCGGCATTGCAAGGCTGGCCCACACTGGCCAGAAATGCAAGGGGGACCGCCGTGAGGTACTTAAACCAATCACGGTAGAGACCAGAGAGATAGAGACCAGCCCAGAAGGGCCAGTTTGCTTCGCAGAGGAGTTCAATTTCCTCATCTGGAGCTGCTGAATCTGTCAAAAAGGTCCTAAATGGTAGCACTATCAGTTCTTTTGAAGAAGCTGTATCGTGGACCAGTCGGTCAAAGGTGGCGAAAACGGAATCATAAAGTCCAACAGCATCTTGATGGGGCATGTGATTGATCCGATCTGACGAGACGGTAGAATCTACTGCAAGAAGGCACACTTGCCTGCAGTAAGTTTCCGTGTCCCAGTTAAGGGTCCCGTCCGTCAAGGACGTCACATAATTCAAAAAGGTGCCTAGGGCATAGCCTTGGAATATCCAGTTACCCGCCGTCGGGACCTCAGGGTCATTGGCGAAGTAGGGCTGGACAAGGCTGAGAAGCCGATTAGCCAGGTGCAGGTGGAGCTTAAGAGATGTGACCCCAAGATCGACAACACAGGGTGTTGCCGAACTAGGTCCGTGGTCTCGCGGCGCTGCCAGCCGCTCGGGGGGGGACGGGGAATGGCTAGGGCAGAAGGCCCCACCCCGTCCAAAAAGGTCTTGTAAAACAAGTACCATACGAGTAGTTTCAACTCGTGTCTATCGCTTTGGGAGAAAT